CTCCATGATGGCACGGTCTGTTGCCAGAGGATGCGAGTAAGCCGCCTGCCCGATCACTTCTTTCTTGCGAAAGAATTTCTTGGCGCGGAGCGGCGAAAAGCATTCGATACCGTCCGGCTCTAGCGCATCCCGCACCGCATCGCGCCAATCCTGCGCGACGCCGTATGTAAGGCCAGCAATCGCGCCGGCAAGATAGACCTTATAGCGCATGTTCAATCTTCCAATGCCGCGAGGATCAAATCGAGGTTGGGCGTAACAAGATGCGCGAATAAATACATCACATCCCAACGCTCGTATTCCTGATCCAGCAGTATGAAACCGAGTTTGCCCTTGCCGACGCAGTAACCTAGCTCCAAGTGCCCCGAGCGCCCGGCAGGGAGCGCCAGAACAACCGCGTCTGATGCGTCCAAGTGTCGCTTGTCGAAAGCGAACACATGCTCCGCAGCGTCGCCTAGAAGCGCGTCGCTATAGTCGCGCCCGCGCGCTAGTTCGTAGTCGCGCCAGCAATCATCGGCGTGCGGGCCGGCGGCGTGCCAGTCGTCAAACACGTCATGCCCGGCCTTGCGGATGGACGCCGCGATGGTGGGGATAGCAGGATTGCGAAGGGAGCCGATGACGTAAACCTTCACGGGTAACTCACTCCATCAGCGCGCAACCTCTCGATAGCGATTTGCAAATCTGCTAACGCGCGCCAAGCAACCTTCGTTGCGTGGAGCACCGTATCGCTATCCACCTTGTAGCGTTCCGCGAAGTGACGCATCAGGCAGTCCGCGTGATCGTCTGACTTACCGCGCGACCAATGCAGCGGCTGGCCTGGGTTGTGCTTGTCGTTGCCGATTTGCGACAAGCGCGCCACGTCCGCCAGCGCATCAGGGAAGTAGTCGATTACGCCCGTTGCCATAGGAACCGTTTTGCGCGCCGCGCTGTCCGTTGTCAGTCCGGAAACTGCCCGCGCTTTCTCCGGCTGGCGGAAATTCTCATTCAGGTCCAGGCTCGTGCCGGTGTAGTAGCAAATCCCTTCCGATTGGCACAATTGGTGGTTGTCGCATCCGTCCTGTATAGAAGGGCAACGACGCCTATATTTGACCATCAGGTAATAACCTTCTTCCAATAGTTAGCTCCTTCGCGCGCCCAAGGCTCGGGCGGCTCATAGAGCCGGAAGCCACACGCGATCAGACTGTTGCCGGAATGCGGATTGTCGAATGTATCGGCAACAACTGAGTGCCAGCCTTGCGCTTTCGCGTGCGCCTCTCGCACCCGTATAAGTCTGCGCTGCAAGCCTTGGCCGCGATGCTTGACCATCACGCCAGCCCGGCAAAGGTAGCCTGCGGGTTCACGTTGATTGCGCGCTTTCTTGATGCACGCGAAGGCTACCGGCTCGCCGCTGATTGCCCGCACTATCCACCATTGGCCTTCCGAGCAGGGCGCGATTATATCGTCCGGCAGGGCAATGATCTGCATTCCCGCCAGTTCTACGGCGTGCTTAGGGCCGTCAACTTTATCAATGCGGTATAGCGCCATATCACGGCGCACCCGCTATGTTGACGCGATGGCGGAACTTCTCGCCTTTCTCGCGGTGGAACGTAATCGCGTGCATGGCGCGCGTTGCCACATGCCCCGAGCCTGCATTAAACGCATCTGGTGCAGCCGGAGACGGGAAGCTTTCGACCATGACGCCAGGAACTTCCTGCCCCGTTTTGTGGTGGATATGGCCGAAGAAAAAATGCCGGTAGAGCGTTTGTCCCCAATCGGCCGCGCGCGTCGCGGCCATCATCGCGCCCATGCGTGCCGGCGGCATAGTGTGCCCGTGCGTAGCACCGAGAAACACCTTTCCGAAACGCAAGAACCAAACCATTGCCGGCGAGATATTGACGTTGACGCGCGGATTGTTGCGGTAGAAAAGATGCAACGCGATGGCGATTGCCACCGCGCTGTCCGGATCGTGGTTGCCTGGCAGGAAGTTGATATCAACTACTTGATGCTTTGCGAGCACGATATCAACCATGTCTAGCGCCAGTTCGCAGCCGGCGAGAAAAACCTTGGACCATCGGCCATCAACGTCCAGGCGGTGCCCCGATTTTGGCGTCACTGCCTTTTCGTCGTTGGCATGGAAGTAGTCGCCAAGGCCGAGCAGCACGGCGCGGTGACTGGCGGGAGACGAAGCAACCAGCTCATGAATTGAATGCACCGCAGTCTGCTTAGTAATCTTGATATCGTAGCTTGCGCCGGTTTCCTTGCCCCAAGCATACATGCCGAAATGCAGGTCCGCGATCGGATAGACGGTCAACTGATCTTCGTCGCTATCGGCGGGGGGCGGCACGTAAGCCGACTTGCCGGCGTGCGACGCGAAAGCCTCTTGCAAGGCATCCACCAGCGCGCTGGCCGTGTCCTCCCGCGTCTTGATCCATTGCGCCAGCACGCGCCCGTCAGGTCCGACAAGGGCGCTAAGCCCCTTTACGGTGTGCCCGTCCGGTATCTCAAACACGTCTCCGTCATCCGGCTTCGACTGCACGTAACGCTTGGTCACGTTGCCGGCGGCGTCCAGGGCTACGCTATCGCGCGTCACGATATATCCGGGCGCAGGGTGCGCGCCCTCATGTAGTTTCGTCATGGATCGGCGTCGCGCGGCCTGGACGCGGGTCTGGAATGTTGATGATGGGATACCGAGCGCGGCGGATGCCTTGCGGTAACTGCCATGCTCCGCGAGCGCGGCAAGCGCGCTTTCGTCATCCGTCATTGTGCCGGCCTCATTGTTTCATGTGGAGTGCGGTGCCTAGCGCGCCTATAGCCGTCGCAATAGCGACGATGGCGGACAGCACTAGGCCGACGACGAAGCGGCCCGCAGACTTTGAGCCGGCGTTTTCAGCGATGCTTGTGGCAATGCTGCTAAGTTGTCTATCGACTTCGTTAAAACGCGCCTCAAAGACAGCCTCTTGCCGGTCGATACGGCGGCTTATATGATCTTCCATTCGGTTTTGCCGATCTTCTAAGCCGTCCATTCTGCCGGCCAGCCGTCCAACACTCCAATTAATGTTGAGGCGCTCGTTTGCGCCTTCGCCATCTTCCAATGTCAACCCCTGCCTTGAAGTTTTCGGTTAGTCCCGCCCGTGCTTCTGCCCCATATAAACAGCCATGCTTTGCAGATGGATCATTGCACTTGTAACGGTCGCTTCGCCGGGCCATTAACCGTTAAGCCCCATAGAAAAGTAACCATCGTAACCAATAGAATTTCCTGATTTACAGCGCCTCACGATGGCGCGGTTACGGGCAGGCCGTAGGTCGTTGCGGCCAGAGGAAAATTGAGGCTCCACGCGCTGCCAAGGTCGCCCGCGATATCCCATCCGGCGGGCTTCGTGACCGACGCGAAGTTGTCAGTAACGGCGTTGCCGCGGCCGAGATATCCGTTGCCGTAGAGGTAGAAGAAAAGCAGACCGGCTTGCGCGTTTGTCGGTGCCCTGGACAGCGTTATTTGCAAGTGCGTGGCGTCAACGCGAGTGCAGGCTGTTGCCGATATAATAGATCCGGGCGACGCAACCGATCCGCCGTCCATGACGTAGAAGCCGACGCCAGTTGCGGCTAGTAGAGGCACGACCAAATCATTGCCAGCGTCGTGCGTGATTGTGAGCAACAGCGTTGTCGTGTTGGCAACTGCCTGATACACGCCCGATATCACGGGACCGCCGACGCTTGGCACGCCAGCCGGTATCGCCGTCTCCGTAATGTCGCCGTTGCCGCCTGCCAGGATCGCACGCGCCGCTACAGGTGCGGCAAGCTTCGCGATGCGCGCTAGGTCAACCGGATCGAGGTGGTTGTAATCCGGGCTTGCGCCGTTCGTGATGACGCCTGTTGCGGGGTTCCACGAAACGCCTTGCGGGTTGCTGTCTCCTACTTGCGGAAGCCCGATGAAATAATGCACGCCAGCGCCCGCAACATCCGCTTCCGTCTCGCGGACCATTTGCATACCGGAAGTCGATCCGGAGCCGAACGGCATAGCGTTCCACGTCAACACCGGGAGCGACGCCGCTGCGCGCGAAAGCATACCGCGAACGAGTGCGATGAAGCGTTGCACGGCGGCGTTGTAAAACGCCTTTTCGCTGTATGCCCTGATGCTATCCGTTTCGCTCCACGGCAGGAAGATAAGAACCGCGTCGGCTAGGTCGGCGGCGGCTTGCTGGCCGAGATAGGTTTGCACGGCGGTTCCGTCCGCGCCCAGCGCCCAGCCGGACGGGTTGCTTCCGTCGCCAGGGTCATTCAAAAACGATCCGGGGTAAACCGTCGCGCCAGTGAACGGCGCATTACTGATGCCGTGCCCGCCCGCGATGGTGTAGGCCGATCCGCTGCCATAGAGCGCCAAGACATTGTATGCGAGCGCGCCAAGGTGCCAGGCGATGCCCTGCGCCAAGACGTGCCACGCGCCAGCGTTCAAGCCGTTACCAGCGTTCGACTGGCCTATGACGATGACTTGCAAGCCCCTACGCGCCCCGCGCGTCCAGCGCGTTGCGTAGGTCAGGAGCGTAGTGACGCTGCCGCTGGCAAGCGCGCTAGGCCACAAGGCAGCCTCATGAAACCAGCACTGCGCGGATCCGGATGACGTGCCCGCGTGCAAGAACAGCAGCGCGCCGGACAGTGCCGACGCCGAAGGGTTTCTGGTCGCCGTGCTTACCTGCACCCCGTCCAGCCATACATCCACGCCGACGCCCGTCGTGTTGCGGATGATGACGCTGTGAGTGTGCCGGCGATCAAGCGCGTTTGTCAGGATCGTTTGCGACGCGCCCGGAAACAGGATCAGCCGCGCGTTGCTGCCCGCCGCCGCGTCGGCCGCGAGTATGACTGTCCCGGCGCAGGACAGGAGCGTGATTTGCGACGGCGCTCCGTTGCCCTGGACGTAGTTAGGGCGCGACCAGACAAAGAACACCGTCCAGGCCGCGCCAGCGCCCAAGGAAGCCGATGCCAGCTTTAGGCCGGTGTCCATGCCCATTACGGGCAACAGGAAGCCGCTGGACGGCATAGCGGGCGGCAGGATGGTATTGAGGCCGACGCCGCCTAGGGTGCCATTTAGGCGCGGCGTAGCCTGCGGAAGCGTGCCACCGGAGGCGAAGCTGTAGGCTGCCAGGTTGACGCCGTTGCCCGACTTGTCCGCGACGGCGGACACTTGGTTATTCCATCCGGGCAGCGGGTTGTTGTTGCCGTCAAGCTGGCCGGCGTAGGTGCTGGCATCCCACCATCCCGCCAGCCCGGCGATTGAAGCGGGGGTTGCCCCGCCGCCGCCACCGCCGGACGGCGGGGCGGACGGAGCGCCTGACGAACGCCAGAACACCGCCTTACCCGGCGCGTAGAACATGGCGCGTCGTTTCGCGACAAGCGCGACAGATACCATGTCGGAAGTCTCCGGTTAGGTGAAGGTGAGAGCCGTAGTAACGGTAGTGGATTGGATCGTTCCGGAACTATCGTATTCCAGTGCCCAAAGATACCAAGTTCCAGCGGTCGTCGGGCCGTTGACGTATTGAACCCAGAGATTGTGCCCGCCCGTGCTGTATTGCACAGCGGCCTGCATCCCACTTGTCGGCTGGACGCTGTTACTTGTCGAGAAGGCGAAGTTGACGGCGTAAGCTGCCGTCTTGCTGCCATCCGACGATGACGAATTATCGTTAACCTGCGCAACGATGCCGTTTGTGCCGTGCGCCGCCGAGTAACCTACGGCGGGCGTCTGGCCGGCATTGCCGAAATTGGTTTGCGTCAACAGGTAGTTGCTCGGCGCGGCTGTGCTGCCAGTGCTGGCCGCTGTCCATCCGCTGTTGCCGCCCGCGTTGACGCTTTCGACCTCGTAGTCGTAGGACGTGGAGCCGGTAAGCCCCGTGATCGTGGTTGACGTGCCGGAGATACCGGATACGGTTGTCCACGAGTTTGCGGCGTGAACGCTGTAGCGAACCGAGTAGGTTGCCACCGCGCCACCGGAAGCCGGCGCGGTCCAAGATAGCGGCTGCGTCGTGCTGGTAGCGGTCCCGAGCGTGAGCGCGGTCGGAAGGCCGGGGTTCGCCACAACGGTTGTGGCGTTCGTCGTCGCCGTGAACGCGGACGTTCCGCCGGCATTTACCGCCGCAACCTGCAAATCGTATTGCGTGCCGGCGGTTAGGCCGGTGATCGTGGTTGACGTGACGGTAAGGCCGGTTATCTGCGTCCAGCTTCCCGCGCCAGTGACGCGGTATTGCAGCGTGTAGGTTGTCACAGCGCCGCCGGAACTCGGGGCGGTCCAAGACACGGGCGCGGTAGTTTGCGTCATCGTGCCAGCCGTGAGCGCGGTCGGCGTGCCGGGCGCTGCAACGGTTGTGGTGGCGTTGGCGACGCTGCTAGGCGTGCCGTTGCCAGCGGCGTTGACAGCGAACACCGAGAAGTCATACGCGGTCGAAGCCGTAAGCCCGGTGACGGTGTAGTTTGTCGCGCTGACGCCGGTTGCCGCCGTGATCCAAGACGACTGCCCGGTGACGCGATACTGCGCCGTATAACTGCCCACAGCGCCGCCGGAAATCGGGGCGGACCAAGCCAGATTGACCGTGCTGGCGGACGGGCCGGTTGCCGACAGGCCGGTGACTTGGCCTGGAACCTGCGTCGGGATCGCTGCCGTCGTGGCGTTGACGATGCTGCTAGGCGTGCCGTTGCCGCCCGCGTTCGCCGCGATAACCTCGATATCGTATTCCGTGGAAGCGGCCAGACCGGAAATAACCGCATTCGTAACGGAAGCCGCAAGCGCGGTCCATGTCGATTGCCCGGTGATGCGATACTGCACAATGTAGCCTGTTGGCGTGCCGCCGGACACCGGGGCGGACCAGCTAATCGCTACGGACGTATAGGTGACGGTGCCAACGGAAACGCCGATCACTTGGCCTGGATAGGGAGAGGCAACCGGGCCTGATACCCATGCGTAGAACTTTGTCCCGGCCGAGTAGGTGACAACGTAAACGTCGGCAATCTGGCCGGCTGATATCGTGCTGACACCGCTTGTGGTGGCGATAGTGCTATCGAATGTAACATTTCCGCTTGATGCGTTGATGACCAAGCAGGAGAAACCGCTGCCCTGCGTTCCCGAGTGCGTAAGCGTTACGGGTTGCGAGCAAACCAGAATGCGCCCATTGTGCGCGGAGCCGTCAAGCAACGTGTTGGCGGTAATCTCCACCACGGGAAACTTGTATATAGGCATCTTGCCGGCGATGTATGTCCACATTGCCGCGAAGGTCTGGGCATACATGGAACTCGTGCCCTGGCCGACGAAGAACGTATCGGTATCGGCGGCAGGGGCGGCGGCTTGCGCTTGGTCAATCGTTTCGCCGCCGAGAAAGTTAGCGAGCGTGATAAGGTGATCCTGCCCACCGACGCTAACGGCGACGCTATCCGTGTTCGCCATCGTGGTTACGGGCGGCAGGTTAGTCAGGATAGCCGCGCTTTCCACGGCTGCAAGGCAAGCCGCGACACATTGCGTGATGATCGTAGCAATGGGCGTCTGGACGGTGATTTGCGCGCCGGTCGCGGCGTTAGTTTGCACAACGTCAATCAGGTCGCCACCGGAGACGGGTTGCACCGTCGCCGGAAGCTGGTTGATCGCAAGGTTCGCCATACTTGAAAACTCCTAGTAGCGGACGATAACCAAGCCGCCGCCGCCGGCCGCGCCGGGATTCGCAGTCGTGCCGCCCGCTCCGGTGCCCGCGCCTGATGCGCCGCCGCCCGGTGCGTATCCAGTATTCGCCACGGACTGCGCTACCGAGCGCATTCCGCCGCCGCACGGCGATCCGCCGCCAAGCCCGCCCGTATTCATCGAGCCGCCATTGCCACCGTCGCTGCCCGACACGTTCACGTCGCCGCCGGAGCCGACGCCGCCAGGTGCACCGAAGGGTGGAGCGGACGTGGTGTTAAGCACGTTCAAGCCGCCGCCGCTCGCGCTCGCATACGCGCCGAAGCTGCTTGTGCCGCCCGCACCGGGAGCAACGCCAGACGTGCCAGCGGTCCCGCCTGCGCCGACTGTGACGGTTACGGTGCTGCCGGGCGTCAACCCGGAGACGCGCTTGCGCGAGTATCCGCCGCCCGATCCGCCGCCAGATGGTGTGCCGGACACGCTGGCATAGGAGCCGGAACCGCCGCCCCATACTTCGACCTCAACCTGCGTCACGCCGGCTGGAACGGTAAATGTCCCGCTGGACGCAAAGGACTGCACACCGCTGCCAAAGCCGGGGCGCAGAGAAGGCAGGGAAAACGGAATAAGCGGCGCGTTGCTGTAGGTGGAGATATTGCCGGACACCACGGTTGTCGCGCCATAGGCGACGGTCACGACGGCAAGGCCAACCCATCCGCTATCGGGCGCTGGCGTGGTTTGCGTGCCGGTTGTCGCCGCCGTGCCAGCCTTCGCCTGCAACTGGACGCGCTGCGTCCTTACGGTGTTCTGCGCCGTGCCGCTGTTTGTCGGCCCGCTCCACGACTGCGCAGGGTTGCTGGCGTTGTAGTAAGGGAACGTTACGGGCGTGCCGTCCGCTTCCACAAGCGAAGCTTCGATAAGGTAGTTGATAGATTGGCCGCTAGTTGACGGCGCGGTAAGCGCGATGTTAGTTACGGCAGTGTTTATACCTACCTTCATCAGCGCGTCAGCGGTGTCTGCCGCGAGCGAACCGAACGCCGTAGCGTCAACGGTCGAAAGCTGATAGATGCTGCCAGCCCCGACGTTAACGCCAAGGCTGGCGGGCGAAGTCGGCACGGTCGCAAGTCCGCCGAACACGGTTGCGGAGCCGATCACGTCCTTTACGAGATAGCCTAGCGCGACCATTACGTTGCGCTGGATATTGAGCGCGTCTGTATCGAGCGGGATTGCGCCCGGATAGACGAAAATGCGATCCATGCTTCACTTCCGAGTGTGAGTTAATCTAAGGCAATCCACGCCGTTGATGCGACGGGCCGAACATCATTCACCACGGCCAGCACTGCGGCTTGTCCGATTACGCCGCCCATCATGGAGCGGCTCGCGTATTCGATAGCGCCCGAGCCATATCCGCCGGTTGCGCTTGTGACTGATCCAAGATGGCCGTATCCCATTACGCCAGGGATGCCGGAACCGACTGGCGTTTTCACTTTCATCAGGAATTGAAACGGCATCAGCAAAGAACCGTATCCGCCTCCCACGCCGTATCCGCAGGCGACGCCATAACCTCCCGTGTCTTGCGGCTCACTCGGCTCGAAAATCCACGGGGCGTGTCCCGTAAGGTCCGTGATCGCCTGGACCATCGCGGGCCGCGATCCTTTCGGGCGAAACAACTCTTTCTGTATGCGCGACTGTAGCGCGGTGTCGCCTTCGCCAAGCCTGCGCGAGAGGAACGAGCCAAAGAAGTCCGCCGCGATCATGTCGAGAAACACGCCCGACGCCGTAAGGATGCGCGTTTGCGTGATGACGTATTGCAGTAGCGAGTATGCAAAGGACATGCACGCCGCGCAGCCGTTAAGCACGCCGTCCAGCACGGGAGATTGCGTCGGCTGCCCCGGCGTTGTGGTCGGAAACCAGCCAACGGGCAGAACGGATCGAGCGCGCTCTACCATGTCGGTTTGATCGCCAGTTGCCATCAGGCGCTCCAAACTGTTTTGAGAACGAGCCTTTCAGGCTCTAGCAGAATGCGCCGCTGATCCGTCACGGCGACGCGGCGAAAGCCTTTCTTCTTGCCGTCAGGCCGAGGAAGGGGACGGCGCGCTACCTTGCGCGCTGCCATTACGTGACGGCGACGCTACCGGCGCTTGTCTTGACGACGCCGTTGGATGCGCCGGGCGCAAGGTCCGCAGTCGCGCTATTCAGCGTGTATGACGTAACGTCTGAGATTGACGGATCGACGCCGAACACCACGGCGATAAGGCGCGCGTAGGACAGCGAAGCGCCGACTGGCAGGCTGTTGACGTAGGCAATGATCGCGTTCTGCACTGGCGCGAGTAGAGCGGGCTTGTTCGTGGTGGGGTTCGTCGTGATCGTCAGGGCGACGGTTGCCGTGGTGTTCGGCGGTGCCACAACGTAGGCTTGCGTCCCGAGCGGACGATACAGCGCGACGCTGGCCGCGACGGCGCTAATGAGTGATGACGGCGGGCTTCCGCTGCCATCGTCAATCGTCACAAGGAAAGCACCGGCCTGCGCCGTTTCCATGGCGTTCACGTTTTCCTGCACAAGCACAGACAGGCCGGACTGCACAAGCGACGCGGCGTATGTGATCGCCGGCCCGGTGGCGCGGCTCCGCGTGGTGATGTAGTTGGCGAAGCGTAGCCGCAACGCTGCATCGGTTTCGGCGTTAAGCCCGTTCGTGAAAGGAACGGCGTTCGTTACGGCGTCAATTCCGGCGATGGCGGACGATATCAGGGATATAGCGCCAGTCACCACGTTGCCAGCCGAGCCGATAGACGGATTGCCGCTCGCGTCAACCGTCACGTCCGTAACTGTCACGGTTGCCGATGCCTGCGCCGCCGGCACGAGAAAGCCGTTAAGCGTGGCGTTCCATAGCGCGTTCGTGGTGTCCGCTATGACAGCAAAAACGCGCGAACCGTCCGCCGTTTTTACCTGCACGCCAACTGCGATCAGCGCGGAACTTGTCGGCGTAAAGCGAGTGAAAGTGACGGGTCCTGTTGATGCGTTCGGCTGGATGCGCGTAAGCGAGTAGTCCGCAACCCATGTATCAAGATCCTTGCCGTTGCTGGTGGCGGCTCGTGTGGTTTGCAGAACTAGCAGGATCAGCCATTGCAGCCACAGCGCGATTGAGGCGTTCGCCTCTAAGATCACGCGCACAACGCTGCCAACTGTGAAGTCGAGAATTTGCGCGCAAGCGCCCTGCGCCGCAGCCGCCGCGTTCTGGACAAGGGACGTGAAATTTTGCAAGGAAAGCTGCATCACGACACCGGAACGGTAAGAAGTTGCACGATGCCGGTCTCGGCATCAGTGTATTTGATGGAGGCCGTAACTATCCCGCTAGGGTCAACCGTCACGGAAACAACAGGGACTGGCGACTGCGCGATTGCGGCTTCCTTGGAAGCCTGCGCGAGAATGAGCGCGTTTATGGTGTCCGCAATTGCGGGCGTGCCTACCATGCGGCCAAGCCCGCCGCCGTAGTCGAGTTGCCAAAGGTAATCACCCGCGTTCGTGAGAAGCCGGCGAATGAGGCGTTGCTGTCCGTAGGCCGCACCATCAACGGTCAGCAGGTCGCCGGTCGGCCCTAGTTGAAGGTCCGCCCCGAAAGTGTGCCAGGCATCCGGCATTGCATGTCCTATACAGGCTCGTTTGTAGTGCCAGTAGTGCTAGGCGTCGTGCCAGCGTTGTATGGGTGCCCGTGCGCGTCATAGGCTGCGCGGAAATCGGCAAGGGTCGCTTCCGATCCAGTTCTATTGCGGTCGGTAATATCGCCCGTAACTAACAGGTTCCCGGTCAATACGACCGTCCCGTTGTTCGTAAATTCCAAAGTCGTGCCGCTGGCGTCGCCAATGTGAACGTGGCCGTCATTTGTAAGCTTCACGTATGAGCCGGACTTGTGAACTATCCACCGTTCGCCACCGACACCGCCGGCAGGTTGCTCCGCGTCGGAACAAACGCGACCAAGAATGATGCCGTTATCGCCGTCGCCTTCATGTTGGATGACACACACTTGCTCGCCGGTCGTGAAGTGCGCCACGTCGCCCCAACCATCGCCGCCCCAAGGCGACACGATAGGAAGCCAGCCTGTCAGCACGTTATCGGGTTGCAGCGTGACGCGGCCAGTTGCAGTTTTGGGGTCGTAGTTTTCCAGAATGCCGAAACGCGGTGCGCCTATAGAGCGCGCGGCCATAGTGGCGTGCGCCTTTATGCCGTTGAGGAAAGCCCGCATAGGCTAAACTCCCGAGCTTTGTATGGTCGCCGCTTCCGTCGCGTTGGATTTGTTGCGGGCGTCGAACATCATGGAAAACCCGCCGGCCATATCTATGCGCTTCGTTACGGTGTTCGGGTAATAGGATTGGTCCCAATCCGTGCCCGTGCCTTGCAGGCTGATTACGCAACGCGGCGTCAAGATAAGGTCGCCAATCATCGTTGCGCTAATGCTCATTTCCTTCGCAACTATATCGGCGTAAAGCTGGTTTGCAAGCTGCTGCGCTTGTTCCTCGGTGAGGCCGGGGCGCGTGAAAAAGTATTGCTGCACGTCCTGTGTGGCACTCGCAAGTAGCGTCTTGGATGACAGCGCACCACGGCTGAAAGTCTTTTTCTGCTTTGCATTCCAACTTCGCACAACGACGCGAATACCGCGATTGAGTGCGAGGCTACGCTTCATTTGCAGACCGGGCGCGTTGCCGAGTTGCCGCCCGCCCGTGTCCTTGCTCCAAGTGATAACGTATGGATCGCTATTCGCGTCGGCAGGCTTCGCCAGCGTCAACGTGATACCGTCCATATAAACGTCCAAGCCTTCAAACTGCGCCAGCGTCTTTAGGATATCCCATGACGTTGTGACGCTGTGAAGTTGGTTCTGGTTCGTGAATACGTGATCGTTTGACCAGAAGCGGCCTACCGGCGTAGTGGTCTGGATGGCGCTGCATTGGAGGCCGAATTTCGTTGCGAGCGTTTGCGCTACCTCGCTTGTGGTTTGGTTCTGAAAAGCGTTCTGCGTCCTATCGTCAATCATCAGCGAAGAAAAGTCGCGCCCGGAGACGGTTAACGTGTTGCTTTCGATAGCATACGCTGCGTCGTCAAGCCGTCCCTGCACAAGCGAAGTCCAAGCGATGCCCTGCCCTTCCTGCGCGCCGAGCGGGAGCAACCCAACTTGAACGTCAATCGGGTTCTGCGGAGTGATCGGCGGCAGGTTTGCCCACCATGCCAGACTGCCGATGCCACCATCTACGGGAACCGAAACGAACGAAAAGCTGTCCGCATGAAAGTTGCCCGTGCTGGTAACGCTAACGCCTGCAACGTTCGGTATTTCTTGCCCGCCGCAAAGGACGCGGGCGCGCGGGCGGATGGCGTATCCCGGCGCGCTAGGGTTATTGATTGGCAATACCGCCTCCCGCCGTAGGGTCCGGATCGGGTATCGTCAACGTAACGACGCCAGATAGTTGCGGATCGCTGAGACCGTTCGCCTGCGCAATCCTGATCCATTGCGTTGCGTCGCCAAGTTGCTGCGCGGCGATCTGAAACAGGTTGCCGCCCGCCACCGTGATCTGCGTAGGCATTATGCCGCCTCTATGTTCTTTCGCGAGCGCCCAAGGTATCCGTTGATGACGGGAGCCTTGGCTACGCATTCCGCATTCGACGTGGCGGTATTGAGCGACGCGACGCCTGATGCCGCCGTGCCCGGCGCAAACACCGTGCCAGCCGCTGTAGCGAGGGAGACGACGCCGCCTATGTTGCCCTCGGCAAGCGCCTGAGCGCCGCCTACAGTGCCCTGTGCGACGCCTAGGCCGGTGTCCAGCGCCATCGCCGCCGCCGAGCCTGGAAACACTGCCGACGCCGCGCTGACAAGCGGCTGCACTTGGCTGATGGCGGTTTGCACCGCCGCCAGGTTGTCAGGTGTCAGGCCAAGCGCGCTTGTCACGTCCTGCGATAGTTGGCCGAGTAGCGATTGCGACGCCGCGCCGCCGGACAGCGTTTCGTCGCGGATCACTTCGCACGCGACGCTATACGGTATCCAGTTGGAGTATTGCTCTTTCGACGTGAAATCGGAAACGACGACGGTATAGAGCCGATCTCCCCATGACAGAGAGACTTGGTTGCCGGCGTTCAACATCGCGTAAACGGCGCGTGCCCGGCCGCGTGCGCCGGCTCCGTTGAAGTATCCGGTCCATGCGAGCGGCGGATACTCCACGCCCATAAGGGACATGGTAACGACGCCGCCTGGCAGGACCGTCTTAACGGTGCGCTGGCGTCCGCCCCACGCGATGAACTCCGGCACTTCGTAGGTCGTGAAAACGACGCTGCCGAGCGTGACGGTTCCAGCGCCGCCGAATACCTGCGAAATGGCCTGCGCCACCGCCGAGATAGGCGAGACGATGGACGCAAGGGAAGCGCTCATTTTATGGTGTCCATCCGGGTTGCATGACGCCTAGGCGCGTATCGAAGCCGGTCCCGCCGGTCGGCGGCGCGTTCACAGCGCCGGATATGCCGTTCGTGATGTGGTCCGCGACGTGATCCGGGTTCGTGAGATAAACCGGGACCGGCGCACCTTGCTTACTCGGCAGTTTCGGGCTGGCGTTCCACCAATGCGAGGTAGGGTCCGCCCATGTGCTGCTGTCGAATGGCGAGAAACTACGCACCGCCGCTGCGTCGGCTGCGCGCCCTTGGCCGAATATCGCGCCTTCAACCTTATCGGAAATGGTCGATAGTTGCGCCTTCAAATAGCTTGCCAGCGCAAAGGCCATAGCGGTTATGGCAACCGGCGCGATGACAGCCGCCGCGCCTTCAATTGCGGCGGTCGCTGACGCTGGAATGATTTTCATGCCCGACTGCCCGGCGATCTTGGAGACGGCCTTAAACAGTCCCGACACGGACAGACCGAGCAAGCCGTAACCTGCCGCTTCCGCCCCGGTATCGCTTCCCTGCAACTGACTATTCACGCGCGATATGCTTTCATGCAGCACATCAAAGCCGGTTCGCAGTCCTGGCAGCGTTTCTACAACAAGCGTATTCAAAACGTCTGCCAGTCGGGCCATTACTTGCTGCCCTTGCTGCCCCGTTGTTCCGGCCAGCGTTTTTTGCGTTTCTCCAACGCCCGGCAGCGTCCTTAAGTCCGTGTCGAATGTCGCTAGCCTACCAACTGCTTCCGGGTCCTCAAACGTCCCGGCAACGCGCTCGCCACGCTGATTGAATGCGTCCCTTAGACCTTTCATCGCATCAATTGGCCGCTGTGACTTCGCGTATGCCGCGATGCGCTTGATTAGCGCGTTGAAGTCCAGCTTGCCGCCCGGCGCTACGCCTGCAACAACATTGCCGTCCTTATCCAGAACGCCCATGTCCATAAGCGCGTTAGCCGCCGCGCTGAAATCGCCGTTCCTGTTAGGAGTGTAGTTGTGGATGGAGTTGATGACGTTGGATACGCCAGTGCCCGCCGTCGTGCCACGGAAACCCATAAGCTGCACAAAGCCTGTCATAATCGCCGCATTTTCCGGCGACATGCCGGAAGCCTTTGCGGCCGGGACGCCATATTTTAGAGCGTTCTGTTCCTGCGTAATCGTGGAGTGCGTGACGCGCGAGAGGTTGAAAAGCAAATCCAGAGCGGGCGTCAATTCCGCCGGATCGTAGCGATTTAGCATGTGCGCGAAGGCGAAGCCGGATGCGGTCGCGTCGTCTGCGTTGCCAAGGTGTGAAAGCTGCGCCGTTTCGCCAAAGCGCAGGAGCGTCGGGAAGATGCTTTCAAACTTCTGCATCGCGGCGGCCCGTTCGCTCGGCGTGTTGCCGTGGAACATGGACACGCCCGCCGCAGTCGGCATAAAGCTGGCCGTTGACGCTTCCGAAAAGATCGTGCCTTCCGCCGACGATCCTGCCAAGCCGCGCAGCCGCTTGTAAGCTGCATCCCACTCAACCGAGCCGGGCTTGTATCCAAGCGACATGAGCGCCGACGTAAGAGCTTCTTCCTCGCTCATAGCGCGCTTGAGGGCGGTGTATTCTACCACGCCGCCGATGATGGAGCCGCCGCCGCCGCCGCCGCCGCCAGGTGCGCCAGGAAGCCCGCCCAGCGGGATACCGCCACCGCCGCCACTACCGCCACCGCCGCCCGCCGCAAGCCCGCCACCGCCACCAGGGGGCGGCAAGAGTAGCCTGCGCGGGCCGGACAGCAAAGGGGGTGATCCGCCGCCACTACCGCCGCCATCGTAGCCTAGCAAGCGTGGCGCTGGCACCATGGCGCGGGCTGCCCGCTCCATACTGCTTGCGTAGTTGGCAGCGTCGCGTGCCGCGCCTGACATGCCCCGGCTTATGCCGTCAACGGAAGATGCCGCCTGGCCTAGATTGGTTGCCAGCTTGCCCGTCTCGCGAAGCTGCGCGTTCAATTCCTTCACAGCCGCCGAAGCGCTTGCCACGGCGCGGTCAAGTTGGCCGAAGTTGCGTATCATTTCGCCAAGCATCTGCGGCGAATTGGTATCGACAAGGATAGAGACGCCAATCTTGTATGCGTCTATCATAAAAATTCCCTACCGGCTTTCGGGCCGCAGTCCTGCCATGATCCAAGCGAAGCGACTGCCAATCATCGTTGCGATATCGGGAGACAGCCGGAACGCCGACGCGCCCAGGAATGAACGCGGCGGGATGCGCCGCGTTCCAATTTCCTGCCATACCGCAACGTCGCTATTCGATCCGATGACCGCCGCGTATCCCATGACGGAATACTGTATCGAGGCGCGTAACTCGCCGGATCGCAATAGCGGCTCGTCCTCGGAAAACCCAAGGTGACGACGCTGCGCTCGCGTGCTATCCGCCAACTCTGCCCATGCAGGGAACGGGCCGGCGGATAGCTGATAGTGCCCGATTGCTTCCCACGCCTCCCGCTGGATCATCTTTGCGGCGATGGTGACACTACGCGTAATCTCGGCCGACACTTCGGCCTGCATCGCCTCCAAGTGACGAATAAACGCGCCGATTGACTTGAAATCGCGCGGCATCCTTCACTCCCAAGCACCGACAGTCCAGTTGAACTTGTGCCCTGCCGCTTCCTGACACGCGAACAACCAAGCCAGCCGTTCGGTATCGTCCATTTCCTCGATCCGGTCTAAGGGCACCCCATACTTCAACAGCTTCGCGGCTTGCTGCATTACGGGATGCCTGCTTAGTTTTTTACCGCGTCCAAATCCACGGATTGTTCGCGCGCCGCCTCTCCTTTCATCAGCGCGTTTACGCCTTCGTCGCCTAGAAGGTCTGCGTTGGCGTGCAATTCTTCCAAGCTCGTCGGGCGCGGTAGCGGCTCGCCGTCGATATCAATTGCACAATAGATCAGAGAAGCGAAGGCGCGATAAACGTCATTGCTCGCCGCGTCGCCACAAAGGCGGACCAGCATCAGCTGATCCGAAACCTTCATTCGCTTAAAGCCGATCTTGCGCCCTTTGCTGTCTATCGCCTGCATGTTACTTGCTCACAAGCCGTTTTCCAGCGAAGCCGTTGATTGTCAGCTTGACGCTGCTTTCCTGTTGCCAGTTGCCGGCGTCATCCAACGAACTAACGCAATCGGTAAAAGTGAACTTCGTTGTTGAACCGTCCGTTTCCGTGATGTAGATAAACACGTTTTCGGTTGGAATTTGAGCGCCAGCCCAGAAGTTAGCTTCCTTCAAAGCCTGGTAGTTGTCCGCAATGGCGTTCTTGCGCTCCACCTGAAAGGTGAAATCCCACCCGGCCGGGTTACGCTGTTGCAGCGGAGAGTTGCCGAGAGGCTTCACCATAATCTGATGAATGATAGGCTTACTGTGAAAGCCAGTGATATGCGACAAGTCGAGACGCCCGTAAGCGCCCATAAACACCGCGCGCAAATTGTTGCCGGTGTTGAAAAGCACGGTGCTAGCCATCGTTTTCCCCAAAGAAAAACCCGCCGAGGCGGGTTGTTACGGATGCAATCAATAGGCGGTTAGGTGGAAGTAGATGCCACCGGCTGAGACACCGTAACCGTCTGTCCGCCTTCGATGTTGACGATGAATTTCTCGTTGATGGAGAGGTATTTAACCTGCGTATCGGACTGGACGTAGCCTAGCGCGGTGCGGGTTGGCGGGTTATTCGTCAAATCGCAAATCACGGAGAACGGCAGGCTACCGTCCAGCGATCCTAGCAATTTCTGCGATAGCATGTTCTGTAGAAAACTTAGCTCCGTCGAGCGGATTTGGTTGAAAAGGTCGCTCGTGATCGGCATCCCGACGAACAAACCCATTGCCGCATTAAGCGTGGTCGCAATGTAGTTCGTCAGCCGCGTGTAGTTGTCGCCGTTGATTGCGGCGTTTGATGACGAATTGTGCCCGCCGCGCACTCCCCAATAAGAGCCGCCGGGCTGCGGGTTGGAAATCACGTCGATGCCGGCTGACAACAGCGCCGTAAGATCAGCGGTGCTGTATTTTTGCGCCTGCCCGCTGCCAGGGAAACCGGACTTCTGCGAACCAACTACGCCGTAAATCTGCTTGTTAAGGCTGGACTGTTCGGGCGATAGGTTGCCGAGCCGGCCAGCCACGAAACCCTGCGGAGACACCAGGCGAAAAATACCGTTGACCTGATCGCTCCACCACAGCCAATCGCCAAACATAAGTTTGCAGGCGTAGCTATCCAGTCCGGCGGTCGCCTTCGTCGTCACCGCGTTCGTGATCGTGTCGCCGGCCGGGCCGGTCAGGATCATGTAAATTTCTTCCTGCAAGCCGAATGCGGCCTGGTAGGTGTATTGCGTGGTGTCATCCGCATCCGCCAGAACGGCGATGGCGCAGCCCTGCCCGCGCAGCGCATACATGCCAGTCCGCGATCCGGTATCGACGCCGACTAGGGTGGCGGCGGTGATGGTAGTCGCGCCGTCCGTGCCGCTCGTTGTAGTGCCTAACGCCAGCGCCGCGAGCGTCGGCGCGGACGTGCCAGCGCCAGCCGTGGCGCTGATAATCTGCGAAGGGCCGCGCACGGTTGACGTGCCGGAGTTGATGGCAGCCGCCATCGCAACCCACAGCGCATTGCCGGAACCGCTGATGTTGTCAAACTTCTCGGGCTGCAAGCCCGGCAGGCCGACAACAACGGAGAATGTGCCGCTCTTGGAGCCGTTGCCGATGTAGACGGTTATCGAGTTGCCAAGCGATCCGGTATAGCGCGCGGTGAAGGTGATGCAGTTGGTCTGCACCACGACGGCTGCGGCAACGTCCGTGCCGTCCGTCACGCGGACGCAGCGGAAGTCGGCAGCGCCCTGTTGCACGGCAACCGCAAGCGCGGTCCCCATATCATACTTGCGCGCCTGGATCGCGCCGAACTGCGTAGCGTAATCGCTCATAGTCGAGCAAATGGTGGCGACGCCTACCGGACCCCACGTTGCCGTGCCGACAATGCCAATTCGGTTGCTCGGAACGCCGTTGATAACAAGGTTCTGCGGAGGAACGATCTGGACGTAAAGGTCCGGCACGACAAGGGCGGTGGTATTCAGCGCACCAGCCTGGACAACGGGCATGGATAACTCCTAGGTGATTGTGGTGTTTGTTGCGGGCGGCGTCGTGACGTTGGAGACGCCGAACAGAACGCCGCCGGCTGGCGTGGTGATCGTGGTCGCGAATTGCGCGGTATAGAAAATATCGCGCGTCCACAGACCTTCCTGCGAAGGCACGTCGTTGGAATACGTGCCGCGCCATTGCAGGCGGGCCGACTGATTGCCTGGAAGGGATAGGAAGCGGACGTTGGCAAGCTGCGCGTCGATCTGGCTGCACAACGCGTCACGCGCGGCCGGCGTCGGTGCCAGCACGGTTACGCGGAAGCCCTGGACTTGCCACCGGACGGTGTTTACGAAGGTCCCCTGCGCCGTCACGACGCCTTGCACGGGCCGGTTCGTGGCGAAGGTGATCGCGGAGCCGGATACGCTCGCGTAGTTACTTGTCGCAAGCGCGTCGCCCGCGTTGTCCGTGATTTGGTCGCCGCCGTCCGTGACGATCAGGCCGCGCGTGGTCCCGTTCACCAGCGCCGCGAGCGCCATTGCAACGGTCGCCGGAGTGTCGCTCGCGCCGCAATTATAGGAATAGGCCGAGCCGTCAACCCAGACGCCCGCCAGCTGCCCTACGCCCGCCGTGCCGCCAAAGGTGACGGTCGAGGCTGCTACCGCCACAGTGAGCGTCACATTGCCAGGAAACGTGTCGCCGTCCTCGATGTATCCGCCGGTCAGCCGATTGTATCCGGCTTGCTCCGCGATGGTGACATGCGACGTGCCGGCGGCAAGCGAGGCGTCCAGCACTTCCGACTTCGCGAAGCCTCGATAGATCACGGCATCAAAGCCGCACGCGCTGGCCGAGCCGTCGCCTAGCGGATAGATAGCCGCATCCACAGCCGCCGCAAGGGCGACTTCAACATCCGATTTATCTGCCATAAGGGCCGATTTCCTCTAGCGCCTAAAACGGTGCTAGACAGTTGAAACTAAAAGGCGATTGGCCGATTTCATTTAGGTTGTCGCCAGCTTGACGACAAGCCGCTGGCCGAGCGGGCTTTGCTCGACGGACGAAATAATATGTCGGAAACCCTGGTCCGAAAGCAAGATTAGGTTATTCCGGAGGATAACGCCTGGAATATTCGGAACAATGACGTTGAACCAAGGCAATTTTGCGTCGCCCGGTAGGTTCGCGTCGCCGCGGTCGCCCTTGGTCCCGCGCTCCATCCAGCACGGCCAGCCCGCCGCCAGTTGCGTTTCGCTGCCCTCGATATCGCCGCCGTAGCCTGTATTCAGACCCTTGGCGGTAAATTTCGTGGTGTCAAAGAAGCTGGCCGTCCGATTGCAGCGAACAAGCTGCATCGGGTCCGGCGGATTGATGGAAGCGACGAAGAACGTGCCGCGCTGCCCGATCAGGTAATCGCCAACTTGCGCTAGCGTCGGATCAAACTGGCCGTAAACAATCGGCTTTGCGAAAGCTTCCGGAAGCCGCGCCTTGCCTTCCATGTCGGCTGTGATCCAGCAAGCTAGCGTGGCGATCCGATTGCCGCCGGAAGTCGGCTGCGCCCCGTTCGTCGCGCGAAACTGCGCGTATGGTGCGCCCATTGTGGAGCCGATGACGCGGCCAGCAATCTGGAATACCGCGTCAAATGGTCCGCCGCTCATACGACAAGTTCCACCGTAGAGCCGCCGGACAAGTCTGGACCGGGCGGCACGCCTACTAGCGTGCAAAGCCTGCGACGCATCATGTCCAGTTGCCCGGCGCGGTTCGCCACCTCATTCGCGTTGCGCTTGAACGGGCCAGCCTCGTCCACGTTGAGCGTCTGATACGATCCGAATAGCGCCGTCTCAATCGGATACAGTTGGCTTAGATAACTCCGGACGTTTTGCAACTCGGCCGGTGCGAGGTTGCTCATGCGAAACTCTAGCAGGCCGTATGCCTGATAGAACCGCCATCCCTGGAAACCGACATTCCCTATGCCACCGTAGGGCGGATACCCGCAAAGCCTGCGAATATCCGTCCTCTCGGCGTCGGAAAAACCTGCGGTCGAAAAGGATGCGGCCGGCGACGTTACGAAGCCGGACATGATGCTAACCCCTAATACGAAGTCCCGTCGCCACGGCTGAAATAGACGTTGCCGGAACCGCTCGCGAGAACGACACTGGCGTAAGTCGAAAACACCCCGACTTGAAATAGCATACGCGCCCCGGCCGGAACCGGAGTATCCGCCACCACGGTCGCCGCCGTGGTCTGCGCGTCGAAATGCACGAACGCGATTGCGGCACTGGCGTTGTAAACCAGCACGCTTTCGCCGCCGCCAGGCAGCTTTCCGCCTGCTGACGTGGTGCTGGCCGCGACCGTCAACGTGCCGGACGGCTTGAAGCCCTGGACTGCCCCTGCGCTCATGTTACACCGCCGTAATTGGCGCGCTGGCGGCATTCAAAGCCGCGATCAGCGCAGCGTCAAGCTGGTATCCTTTTCCTCCGGATCGGAAGGAAAGCGTCTGGCCGTTGTATGCCTGCACCCAATCGGTAGAGAAAACATACATGGCAGCGGAGCCGGCAGGCATGGCGTTCTTTTCCGTAACCGGGTCCGTTTCGGTGACGACGCCGCCGCCGTTGATGAAAGGCATAGGCGTATTCTGGTCGGTCGGGTCGGTTCCGGAAATTGCCATCGCCTAAGTCTCCCAAACCAAATCCAAGTCTACGGCGTTGTTCTGTAGGTGCGCCTTTAGCGGGCTGTCCGCGATGTAGCGCACGCCTTTGATGAAAGACAGCAACCCGCCGTGGTAAGCGGCGGTGCAATTCTGCATCGCAACGAAAGTGTGCATACCGGAAGCGGCGGACACGGACGGCGCGCTAGCACGCGCCGCCGTCTGCATTCCGGTGTTTGACTTCGCCGGCATTAACCGACGTGTTCCAGAACCACTGCGCGCTTGTAGTAAGCGGCGCTGGCGGTCGGCATAGTGGTGGAATTGGTCATGATATCGGTAGGCGCGCAGTAGCCACCGATCCAATACCACGACTGCGCGATGATCTGCTGCAAGCGGTCAAGCGGCTCGCGAGTGACCATCACGATATCATCCACCACCGAAACGATGCTATCGGACGGCGCAACGTCATGATCGGCCTGTCCGGCGAACGTGCCTTCCACGATAGCGCCCGCCCCAGCGATGATAGGCCGGCGAACCATCAGGCCGGTAATCGAAGGATGCGCCTGGACGAAAGCTTCCGTGGTAGGGACGAAGCGCAGTCCCAAGAAGCTATTGACCATACCGGACTTGAAAACCTGGCTGGCCGTGGTTGCGCCCTGGAAAAGCTGCTTGAAGTCTGGATCGGCAAAAAGCTGGCGGGCCGAGACGGGATCGAGATAGCAGTTATACGCGCCGTCCACCTCCGGCACGCTGTTGCTGCGCAGCTTCGCAACCGCATCCAAAAGGTTGCCCATGCCCAGCGTATCGCCAGCCTGCAACAGCGCCGTGCTTGGACGCGCGCTCGGGCGCACCATCGCCGGGCCAACGGCAGATACCACGCCGTTTCCGGCTGTGCCGTCCGCAGTCGAAACGTTTGTCGAGAAGGTAAGCGTGCCGCTAACGCCGTTCGGCGTGGTCGAAACGTTGGAGCCGTCAACCGCAACGCCGGTCAGCACGTAAACGCTGGACCCAACGGTAACGCTGATAGTGTTGCTGCCCGAAACCGCCTGCATTGTCGGGGACGGAGCGCCGGCATTGAGCGAAGCCGCAGCCGACGAGAAAGACGCGGTGCTGAAAGCGAACTGGAAGCCGCGCACGTCGTCAACGGAAATGGTCGGGCCAGCCGAGCCTAGCGTCACACGAACGCGCGTGTTGCCACTCATGTAGGCCGCGAACAGCGCATTGCGCGCCAGTTCGTCCAGGCTTCGCGCAGCCTGCTCGCCGTTCACATAGGCATTCTGCAAGAACTGGCTTGCGATGCCAACGCGCTGCGTGACCATATTCAGGTCGGTTGTCGAGGCATACTGATTGATCGCCAGCGTGAACTGCTCCACCGTCCAATACGAAGGCGACAGGCCGTTGTCGAGGTTCGTGTTGGCGGACGGAGCAAGCGGCGTGGTGACGGACGCCTTAAGGCCGGCACGCGTCTTTGTGACGGTTTCGCCCATCCCGTTCGGAACCGAAACGCGGCTAGCGACGCCACGATACGCGAGTTTCGACTTGATCGCCTGCTCAAACTCGCGATCAAGAAAGCCCTGTTGGATGATCGGCTGCAACGCAGCCGGGAAATTCTGAATACCCACGATAAGGTCCTTGCTTCGTTACAGTTGTTACCAGCCGCGCCGGCCAGCAATCGCGGAGCGTGCCGCTTCGTATTCGTCCTGCGTCATATCCTTAGCGTTCTTTCCGCCAGCCGGAGCCGGAGTAGGAGCGCGTTGCGGGTTGCTGCTACTGCCGGACGCCGCTGCGGCTGTAGCGAACAGATACGGCTTGGCGGTTTTCAGTTCCGCAACAAGCGCGTCCAGATTGGACGGCTCGCCGTCCTTCATTTCGACCTTGCTCATATCGAGCAAGGCTAGCACGTCGGCGGCGTCAACCGCGCCCGCCCTCACGGCAGAGGTTTTCGCCTCGGAACGGACGTAACGCTGTCCGGACTTCGTAAGCGCGTCGGCGTGTTCCGCCTCACGCTGCGTCAAACGGGCTTCCGCCGCTTCGGCGCGCTCTTTCGCCTTGCCGGCTTCCGCCTTGTACCCGCCAGCTTCGCCATTCGCCTTGCGGACGGCTGCCTGAAACTCGGCAACTTCCGCTTCGGTATAGACGCGCGTGGTAGTAGCGGCCGGCGCGTTGGCCGGTGTGCCTTCCTCTGCCATGTTTTCCTGTTGATGTTGATCGTTGCTCATAGAACTGACCCCTACGCCCTAAAGCGTAAGGGAAGGCTGGCGCACTGTTGGTCCTGTGCCGTGCTTACTGCGCCGCCTATCTCTGAAACTTTATCGGGATGCGCTATACAGACCGCGCAATTACGTCTCCGCTCGGCAGCGGGACAACCGATCCGGGCCGGGATGCGCGCGTTCTACAGACCGCGCAATTACGTCGCTATGCGGATGCGATAACCGGCTTACCACACGCTGTCTTGCTTAACCTCCGTGTACATTATCGGAGGCGCTCAAGCGCACGGCATTACTTGGCAACGGGCTTCGTTGCCGCTTGATCCTTCGCTTGCTGTGCGGAGCGCGCATCGGCTGCAACGCCATCAGACTGAATGCTCGCCAACTCTTTCTTCACGTCCTCGATATCGTAAGTGTCCGCGATAGCGATAACGGCAGTTTCGACGGACATAAGCCCGCCGCCTACAAGCGTTGTGAGCGTCGTCGCGTCTGCCTGTTTGTCTTCCGGCGCGGCAGGATACCAGTCGGGCCAATGCAGCGTGATCGGCTGCTCGTCGGATAGTTTCGCCGCCGCACCGCCCGCGATGGAAAGCGGGATCACGCCCGATGCCTTAACGAGCATTCGCAGCAACGGCAACAGGCCATGCTCGCCGTAACTGGCGCGCAGCCTATCGGCCAGCCATATCAATCCTTGGTTCATCAGTTCCAAGGCGCGACCGGACTGCGCGGCGCTCATCTTCGACGGCTCGGCTCGGTTGCCGTGGCACGCTTCAAGTAAGAACTCGCGCAGCGCCCGCACATACTCGATTACAGCCGTCGTCGCCGTGCCGCCAATCTCTAGCAGCTTAGCGTCGCCGTCCTTCGTCGTCACGAGTGCGTTGCCGGCCGAGCGGATAATCTGCCCGTCACTAGCGGCAGGCTCGCGGATCACTAGCAGCGGATCGCTGCTATACTTCAAGCCGCGCCCGCCCTGCGAAAGCTGGTATTCGATTTCGATTTGCGTTTCGACACCGCCCCGGAATGAGCAAACGCCGTCCACGCCCTTGCCGCCGGGAAGGTTGCGTATCCACACTATCGGAACGAAGCCGAAGCCGTGCCGCACGCTGCGCGATGCGTCCAGTTCCATTGCCGGCGCTTCGGGCGACTTGGACAGCGCAACAGGTTGCGGCTGATACCATTCTTCGTCAGTTATGGTCCAAACGCGTTTGAACCAAAACGTTGTCTCAAGCTGCGTTTGCGGGATATCGTATCCTGCTTCCTGCAACTTTCGTCCAAGAAGCTTATACTTCTCGGTCACGCATTCTAGCGTATCCGGCGCTTCCTGTTGCCATGTCGGCGTTAAGAACTCGGTATCCAGAACTTCGAAGAACGCGCGGCTTTTCAGCACACGCAACAGGATAGCGCAGCTTCCAACGCTGCCACGGATCGCGGCATCAACCATCAGGTCGTCAAGCCGCGCTTCCTTAATGACCGCCTCTAGCGCCTCTCGCGTCGCCTCTTCGTCGCACAACAGCGCAGGAAAATGCCCTTCGCTGAATAGCAGCGAAACGCTATCTTCCACCACGGTTCGCGCCAGGTTGTAGCGCACGCTCGGCTGGCGCTGCCTGATCGGCACATACTCGCCCGCGCCGTTGCGTTCATCGTCGAACTGATACGGCAGGCAATCGTAAATCGAGCCTTCAAGCACCTTGCGAAGCCAGCACAGTTCATAAGCCCGCTCGGGAAAGTCCCGGTCACGCGGCCATGTGGCGAGGATGGATTTTAACACGTCATACCCCACAGCCCGCCATATCGCAGGGCACAGCGTCATCGGTCATATCGAAGGGCAGGACGCCTTGCTGCCGCGTGACGCGGAGTAGCGTGGCGTAATCCTCCCGATCTGCGCGGAAAATTCTCATCTCCGGCTGGCCCTTGAGGAAGCAGCCGTAGCAGTTGCCTTCCCACCGCCCTGAGAGGCGAAGGTCAAAGGTTTGCGCTTGCCAAAAGGCGAAAACGTCGTTGAATTCGCGCTCGCAATCGCGCACGAAGTCCAGCGTGCCAGGCATCTCGCGGCCCGTGTTGGCGAAGCACACCACAACATCGTCCGGTAGTTTTCCGCCGTGCGCGGCGTGGATGGCGTGCAGCATCCTGCCGCTCGTGCGGCCACCCGAGAAGTTAATTACAGCCGGGCCGATGATGCGGAGCGGATTGCTCATCGCCCCCCATCGGGATCATTCCTAAATCGCGTCCTGCCGCTCGCAAGCGTAAGCCATGCCCTGCTTCGACGCTTCGATCGCGAAAGCGCGGCACTCGCGTTCGGTGCGGAACGTAACCGGCTTGCTGCCCGGCATGGGCGTGCAATTCGCAGCGCTGCACAACAGCGCGATCAGCACATAAACTATCATGTCACGTCACAACATTCGGAATTACGCAGACATTTGCCGGATGCGGCGCAATTGATAGGCCACACGCAATGTCCAACGCATTTCAGCTTCTTCGGCGCGTCATCTTGCTTGCACTCGATAACATCCAAGTGCTGCCCATGCCGCAACAGCAAGGTGACGGACTGGCCGGGCTTCAAACGATCCGCAAGCGTGATAGTAGGTCCGCCCATCACAACATCAGGACGCACGCGCACCTTGTAGGTTCGCCCGTCGCCGTGGTGTTCGCTGTTTGTGATTGTCAGCACGGTTCGATTGCCTTGCGGCCAAGAGATTGCGTTATGCCATTCGTTGGCGGATCATGTTTGATCATAGCGGTATCCCTTATGCTGACTTGCGCCTTGCAATCTCGCTTTGCACAGCGCGCAGTTTCCGGCTGGCTTCCGCCATGTTCCAGATCAGACCATCAGGCTTTAGAGCCGGGCTTGTGCTGCGCGCCTTGTATGCCGTGACTGATGCAGCGTGCAGGCTTTCCGCGCGGAACGCGGCAACCTTCAAATCGCGGATATCAACGCCGCCGAAGCCATATCCAACTGGGCACAACACGAATTTTTGCGGCTTATCGACCAATGAAGGGGATGCTACGCATCTTGATAGGTTGAGGAATTCCGACCAATTCACCGAACGCGCGGGATAATGCGTCAACCTGATCGTCCTTTGTGCCCGAAGGAAAACTGCGAAGCTCCTCAATAAACGGCGCATTCCAGCCCGCCCGCATTATGCTTAGGTTGCCGACGTTAGTTTGCGCCGCCACCGGAGCGGCGCGCGTGGCCTTGTCGCCGGTTTCCTGCGATGCCTTAACGGTGTAGCCGGCAAGCCTCGCAACGAAGTCCTGCGCCTGCCATTTGCCGGCCTGCCCAGGGTCCTGCGGCAAGCTTATGGTGACGGTGCGCCCGTCCTCGGAGGCCGTCTTGAGCAACAGTTCAAGCACGCCTTCCGGTGCTAGCCTTGCGCGCTTGACGTCCAGCACGACGACGCGGTTTTCCGGCAACATCGCCAGCTTCAAACCAACGGTCCAATCAGGGTTTGCCGTGCCGACTTGCTCCGTTGCCGCGAAGTCCCATGCGCGGCACATTTTGACGATGCCGGTAGGCAATTCGTCGCGAGTCGGTATCTGTCCGACTTTGAATAGTCCGCCCTCCAACGGGCGCGGGTCTTGCTGATACAGCGCATTCCAGTCGCGCGTTGCGCCGGAACGCTCATACTCGGCCTGGACCTTCAACAGTTCGTCCGCGAAGGCATAGCGCGCATCGCCGGCCCAAAGCATTTCACCAGGCGCGCGGCCAAGCGGATCATTCTCGCTGGCAATGGCCGGCAGGATCAGTTTGCGCCAGTCGTCGCCGTGGTAGGTCAGGAAGCGCCCGCCTAAGTCGTCCTCATGCCAGCGCGTCATAATGAGCAAGATGCCGCCACCAGGCCGCAAGCGGCTCCGCATGTCTGACGTTGCCCATTGCCATTGCTTAGCTCGCAAGTCCTCGCTGTCGGCTTGCTCGCGGCTCTTAACCGGATCGTCAATGACCACTAAGTCGGCGCGGAAGCCCGTTATCGTGCCGCCAACACCAGCGGCGCGATACTGCCCGCCGTTGCTAACTTCCCACAGTTCCTGGTTCTCGCGTCGCAGCTTGTAGCCTAGCGTTTCTCTGTTGTGCGCGATGGTGCTTATAATCTCGCGCGAAAACTTGGCCGACAGGTCCAACGTGCTGCTAGCGCCGATGATGCGCAGTGCGTTGCGCTGCGCCAAGAACCACGCTGGAAACAGCACGCTCGCATAGGTGGACTTAGCCGAGCCGGGCGGCATGCAGATCATCAGGCGCGGCGAATGTCCGGCGAACACGTCGCCAGCGAACGCCTGCAACTCGCGGATAATCAGCCGGTGGTGAAGCTGCGGCGCGAAGCCGAACGGCTTGAGCGCAATCTCGCACCATGTCAGCAGGTCAGTCCTCGCCTGCCTGCGCATCAACAGTGTCGCCGCCGCCTCCGCTGGCGATGGTGGCAAGCTCGGCATCGGTCATTTCTTCCGCGTTCGTTTTCAGAGTGGCGCTCATATCGACCGTCGCAAGCTTGGCGTGCACGTAGGGCGCAGCCGCGGTAGCCGTTGTCTTGGCTGCTGCCCAGTCGCCAGTCATCAGCTCGCGCGCCATGATGTATTGCAGGACCATTAGTGGAGACATGCTGATGATATCCTCGGGCGATAGGTTGTCGCCATGGACAGCCCTGCCGCGCGTTTCTGCCATCAGCGCTATAGCCTTGTCGTCAAGCGCCGCCTTGTTAGGCGTGCCGGGCTTGCGGCCAGCGCCAGGCCGGTGTCCGCCTCGCTTGGCTGTCACCACTCAATCTCCGTCGTGTCGATCCACGTAATGCACGAGCAACGCCACTATGACGCAGCACGCCAAGCCGAACGCCACGGCCAGCACAACCCACCATGACGGCGGTCCCGGGCACACTGGCGGCATAGCTGCCTCCTCGGTTTACAAGGGGCCAAGCTATCACGTAACCGCCTCTCCCCGACACGACGGCACCGTCTCCATGTCACCCGTAAGGCCAGCGCGCCACGAAATCCGGAATTATACGATTTAGGGCTTGACGCCTATCCGCTGATCCCCTTAGATTGCTGCTTACCGGACGGACTCCCGACCGGCGCGCGCCCCGGCGATACAGCGGGCGGAGATGATCCATGGTCAATCACCCCACTCGTCACCGCGGCCCATACACCGCGACCATTGGCGGCTCGTCATGGCGCGCCGGACCACAAGCCGAGTTTAAAACGATCCGCGAATGCCGACGCTATGCCGAAAGCTACGGCACGACGGCGGACTGGTGCCGCATTGAGGACGCCAAGGGCCGCGAGGTCGGCACCCATCGTCGGGATACATCGCACGATGGCCTCCGCTGGTTCCGGTCGGAGGGCTGACCAACGGCCCGCGTAGCCGTGGCTACGCTATCCTTAACGTCATCGAACAACCTGAACAGGATTTTCCGCCATGACCTACCCAATCACCTGACCGTATCGCCTGAGCGCGGGCCACAGCGACAACCCAGCCCACGGTGCCTGCGCGATGGATGCGGTTAACTGGCTGGTGCATGGCAAGCACGGAGATCAGCCCGAGTGTGCGTGCCCCGTCATCGGCGCTTACGTGATCCGAGGCAACGACGCGATGCCGGACGATGTGCGCCAGCGGCTGATCGCCTACCTGCCGCGCATTGC